AAATCATAAGTTGCTAATCCGCCCATTTTAGAACTAGATAACAAATATGTGTTTGTATAAGCTAAATTAAAAGGTTCAAATAAACTGCCACCATCTCCGCCGCCTGTTCTAGAACCTATACTTCTACGGAATAACTTACGAACTTCAATAACTTCATTTGGCAAAATATATTCGTTTTGATCTACTACCGTTGTTAAAAACATATATGATTCTTCAACTGAATTGTCACTACGTTGTCTAAAACGTGTAAGTGCCTTTGTTAGTGCGGTTTCATAGTGGATTGGATCAAGTTCTACATCGATCATACCGCCGCCAAGCATGGCATTTACATAATCAAACACTTCTTGTTTTTGAGTTGCTAAATCTGTCATTTAAAAGTTCTCCATAGTATTTATCGTCGCGATAAATATGTATATGCCAAGACTATCATTATATAAACCAGAGCGCGGCAACGATTATCATTTCCTGGATAAACAAATTCAGGAGATGTTTACGGTTGGCGGTACAGACATTAATGTCCACAAATACATAGGACCTAACAATCCTGCAGACGGCGAAGGAACTGCTGATCAGCCAACATACGATGCTGTTGCAGAAACAAACATACAAGATTTACTGTTTTTAGAAAACAGAGACAGAAAGTATGATCCAGACGTTTATACAATGCGTGGGATTTATAATGTACAAGACATTGATTTTGATCTAAGTCAATTTGGTTTATTTTTAAGTAATGATACAGTGTTTATGACTATACATATAAATTCTAGTGTAAAAACACTTGGCCGAAAAATTATGAGTGGTGATGTAATAGAATTGCCACACTTAAAAGACGAATACGCACTTAATGATTACACTATAGCATTAAAACGTTTTTATGTTGTTGAAGATGTAAATCGTGCAGCAGAAGGTTTTTCACAAACTTGGTATCCGCATTTATATAGACTTAAACTAAAACAAATAGTAGATAGTCAAGAGTTTTCTGAAATACTTGACCTTCCTGCAGAAGAAGGCAGCGATAATACGCTTCGTGATATTCTTTCTACATACGAAAAAGAAATGCAAATTAACAATGCTGTTGTTGCACAAGCAGAAGCAGATTCACCTAAGTCAGGATTTGAAACTAGTCACTATTATACTGTAGCAACTAACGAAAACGGTACGGCTGCTTTACGTACAGCAGACAGTGAAGAACTAGATGCAAGTGGCATTACTGTAAGTGCTGATGAAGTTACTGATAGACCCGATAGAGAAGGTTACTCAGGATACTTAGTAAATTATGGAGACGGAGGAGCACCAAACGGTGCACCGTTTGGTTTTGGTATACAATTTCCAAGAAATAACCAAACTGGAGATTATTTTTTACGTACAGATTTCCTTCCAAATAGAATGTTTAAATATGATGGGACACGTTGGGTGAAAGTAGAAGACGATATTAGAATGACACTAAGTAATACCTTAGAAAGAAGAACTTATAAAAGCTCTTTCATTAACAACACTAATACAAATGAAATTGGTGGCGAAACAGTTGAAGAAAGACAAAGTTTGTCTCAAGCACTGCGTCCTAAAAAACCAACGGCGGATAACTAATGCAACACTTTTACGATGGACAAATAAGACGCTATGTTACTCAAATGATGAGAGTATTAAGTAACTTTCCTGTAAAAGATGGAAAGGGCGTTACTAAAGAAGTTCCTGTAACTTATGGCGATTTAACACGTCAAGTTGCAAATATTCTTAGAGACAATTCAGAAAATAAAATTCCTAGTGCTCCACGAATTGCTGTTTACGTTACAGGATTAGAATTAGATAAATCTAGATTAGCAGATGCAACACATACACGTTCAGTTAATATTAGAGAACGTGAGTGGGACGAAGACGCAGGACAATATATAAACAGTCAAGGCAAAAGTTATACTGTAGAAAGACTTATTCCTACTCCATATTTGATGAGACTTAATGCTGATATTTGGGCAACAAATACTGATCAAAAATTACAAATACTAGAACAAATATTAGTGTTATTCAATCCTAGTTTAGAAATGCAAACTACAGATAACTTTATTGATTGGACTAGTATTACAACTATCGATTTAGAAAACGTACAATGGTCTAATAGAAGTGTGCCTGTAGGCGTTGACACTGAAATAGATATTGCAACACTAACGTTTACTGTACCAATTTATATTAGTCCACCTACTAAAGTTAGAAAGATGGGTGTTATTACAAATATTATTACTTCAATGTTCGATGAAACAAGAGGAACTATTGAAGATGGAGTAAGTGCTCCTGAAACTAATGCATATGACGATTTTGCACAACCAGGATCTACATCTAATTCTTTTGGATCTAAATCGTCTACACTGCTTGGTCCAGAAATGGCAAATGTTAATTATAACACCTATGGTCTATATATAGACGGCGATCAAGCAAAACTTATAGCTAATGGAACTGTTGGATATAAAGGATGGAGAGAAGTATTTGAAGCATTACCTGGTGTGTACAGAGCCGATGTAAGTAGATTGTTTATAACTAATACAGATACTGATGTAACTGCAACGGGTACATTTACTTTGAATCCATTTGACGAAGGTATTATAAATCTTAATTGGGACACTGACAGTTTTCCAAGCGATAGTATTATAGACGGTAGAACTTCTATAGATTATATCATTGATCCGACAAGATTTGATCCTAGATCAATTGCTGCACAAGGATTAAGATTATTACTTCTTGACAATGTAGGTAGCGAAGATGCAACTGAATTTCCTGATGCATGGAAAAATAATGACGGTACTGGTCTAGTTGCTAGTGCAAATGATATTATAGAATGGAACGGTTCTAAATGGAATATAGTATTTGATGCTAGTGACACTACAACAGTGACATATACAACAAATCTAAACACTTCAAAACAATACAGATTCAGTAACGGAGAATGGCTACTAAGTATAGATGGCGATTATCCAGTTGGCACTTGGAGAGTTGAACTGAATGGCTAACTATATGTATGACAAATTTGATTACGTGTAGTGGTGCATTATTTTATACTCTAAATACTAACAGGTTTTTATTTTTACACAGAGCAAACGGCAAGCGTAGCAACTTGTGGGGACTTGTAGGCGGCACTAATGAAGGTGTTGAAACTCCTTGGGAAGGATTGCTTAGAGAAATAGAAGAAGAAATTGGATTTCTTCCGACTATTAACAAAACTATTCCATTAGAAAGTTTTATTTCATCTGATAATAAATTTTATTTTCATACATATTTGTGTATTGTTAACGAAGAATTTATACCTCAATTAAACAACGAACATGATGGATATGCGTGGTGTTCGTTTACTAAATGGCCTAAACCATTACATCATGGCTTGCGTAATACTCTTCAAAGTAAAGTTAATCTAAACAAGTTAGAAACTGTGTTTCAAACTATTAATTTACTTGACACATAATACAAAATAAAGTATAATAAAGTATGAAAGTCTTAGTTATTGGCGACATTGTTATCGACAAATATATCACAGGAACATCAACACGCTTGAGTCCTGAAGCTCCTGTGCCTGTTGTTAGTCAGCAAGATGCTTGGGAGCAATGGGGCGGAGCATACCTTGTATATCTTAATCTATTAAACTTAGGTGTAAATGTAGAAATGTTAGACCTATCGTCGCCCAAATGTATAAAGACTCGTGTGCTGTGTGATGGTCATTACGTTACACGTATAGATCAAGATTATAAAACAGACGGCTCTGTTGCGCTTAATAAAATTTACGAAAAAGACTTTTCAGCATATGATGTTGTAATACTAAGTGATTATAACAAAGGTGTACTAGATTATTCACAACAAATTATAGAACATATCAACAAATACAATTGTAAAATTATTGTAGATCCTAAACGTCATTTTAGTTTTTATCAAGGTGCTTGGTTAGTTAAACCTAATAAAAAAGAGTTTGAAGAACTAGGTTTTACAAATTGGACTGGCAATATAATTATTACTGCTGCTAGTGATCCTACTATAGCACAAATAGACAGTGAATATTATACTATAGAAACAGATCCTGTAGAAGTAAATGATGTTACAGGTGCCGGCGATTGCTTTCTTGCTGCTTTTGTTTATGGTATGAGTCAAAACAAAAGTTATGAAGAATCTATTAGATTAGCAGTCAAAGGTGCAACAGAATCAGTTAAGCATGTTGGTACGTATGTAGTTAAGCCTGAAGATTTACAGTATCGTACAATATTTACAAATGGAGTGTTTGATATACTGCACAGAGGTCATTTTACTTTATTAAAAGAAGCTCGTGCGTTAGGCGAAAAATTAGTAGTCGGTATTAACAGTGATGCTAGTACAAAACGTCTTAAAGGAGACAGTCGTCCTATAAACACAGAACAAACACGCAAAGAACAATTAGAATTGTTGTCTTGGGTAGATGAAGTTGTTGTGTTTGACGAAGATACTCCGTATGAATTAATTAAAAAACTAAATCCTGATATGATTGTCAAAGGTGGAGATTACACTGTAGAACAAGTAGTTGGGCATGATATTGTGCCTGTAAAAATTATTCCTACAGTAAAAGGATTTAGTACAACAAGTATTATAGAGAAGAGCAAATGAGAATATTAGTTACAGGATATAAAGGATTTATAGGTGCAAATGTTGCACAATATTTGCAATCACAAGGACATGAAGTAGAAGGATGGGATTACATGCCTAATGCTATACCCGATCCTGACGGGTATGATTGGGTAATACATTTAGGTGCAATAACCTCCACTACAGAAACAGATGTTGAAAAAGTATTAGAACAAAACTTTGAATTTAGTCTTAGACTTGTACAAGCATGTGCGCATTTTGGTGTAAATTTTCAATATGCATCTAGTGCAAGTGTATATGGTCCTACAACACATTTTACAGAAAGTGGCCCACTATTGCCTAAATCTCCGTATGCTTGGAGCAAATATTTGTTTGATAGATTTGTTAACCAAACTAAAGATGAATTTAATATTTTGATACAAGGATTTAGATATTTTAATGTTTACGGACAAGGCGAAGAACACAAAGGTGATCAAGCATCTCCAGTAACTAAGTTTACAAAACAAGCGCAAAAACAAGGCGTTATTGAACTATTTAGAGATAGCGATAGATATTTGAGAGATTTTGTTTGTGTAGATGATGTAGCTAAAGTACATGAAAAAATGTTAGGCATTGATGAATCAGGTATTTGGAATGTAGGTACAGGTAGAGCAGTAAGTTTTGATACTGTTGCTAATTCTATTAGTAAAAAATACGGCGCAGCAATAAACATTATTGAAATTCCTGAAAATTTAAAAGGACAATATCAAGAATACACATGTGCTAATCTTGAAAAACTAAATTCTACTATAGATATGGATTGGATTAAAATAGAGGATTATATAGATGGAGCCAACTAGGTTACAAGGTTTAGTTAAAAAAGGCTGGGGATACGAAATTATCTGGGCTACTACTGAAAAGTATTGTGGTAAACTTTTAGTCTTCGAAAAGGCAGGCGCTAAGTTTAGTATGCACTTTCACAGAGAAAAAGACGAAACATGGTTTGTAAACACCGGACGTTTTCTTGTTAGATGGATTGATACAGAAACTGCAAAATTTAATGAGAGAGAATTAAAAGAAGGAGACACTTGGCATAATCCTCCATTACAACCTCATCAACTAATTGCAATTGTAGGTAATTCTAGTATTACTGAAGTAAGTACACCAGACAGTGTAGAAGATAATTATCGAATTGCTCCTGGTGATAGTCAAAAGGAAGATAATGGGCAGATTCAAGGCACAGTCTCTCAATCAAACGTATAATAAATGTGTGGTTGGATTAGACAGAGATGGTGTACTTAATCAAGATTTAGGTACATATGTTACTGATCCTAAAGACTTATTACCAATTGAAAAAAGTTTAGAAGCAGTTGCACTCATACGATCTAAAGGACATAAGATTGTAATTATTACCAATCAAGGCGGTATACAAAAAGGTGTTCTTACAGAACAACAAGTAAATTCTGTAAATCAACGTTTAATGGAATTACTAGGACAAGCAGGATGTCCTAGTATAGAAGGATTATATTATAGTTCATCGAGCTTGCGGCACGATTTATATGCAAAACCTAATACAGGAATGTTTGAACGTGCAGAAAACGAAATACCCGGTATTAAATTTTCATCTGGATTTTATGTAGGTGACAAACTATCAGATTTGAAAGCTGCTTACAAAATAGGTGCAAAGCCTATTTTAGTTAGAACTGGACACGGAGTTGAGACAGAGCAACTTTTAAAAAAGTTTACTAATCAAAAGATTGCTAAACGTACAAAGATATATGACAATCTTTGGCAGTTTGCACAAGCCCTTTAGGCTTGTGCTTCACCCCATTTAAGAACTAAGTTACCAGTAGTTGATGAACCTGTTGGTTTGTATATGTTAATTGCAAGAACATCAGGACCATTTGGGAATGTACCTCTACCACCTAATGGCGTATTAGTTAACTCTTTCAATTCTGAGAAGTCAATTTGAGAACGCTCTCCAGGAACAGCAACGAATGAGAAAATAGTTTCTCCAGGCTGTGCATACGGAGGTTGTACAAATTCAAATCCTACTGTGCCTGAGCCTTGTGTAAGTGTTCCACTATAGGTGTTGTTAAATGTAATTCTATAATAACTTAAACTACCGTGTGTGTATGTTGCAAGATTTGAAACAAGTGTACCAGCTGGGAATGAAACAGAACCTCCGCTTGTTACTGAAGTACCATTAGTAACTCCTGCTGCATCTACACTAGTAGCAGTAAATTCACCATAGTTTCTGTTTGTTAATGTTTCGCCTACAGTAAATCTAACAGTGCCGCCTTCTCGAATATATCCGCTGTACGTAGTACTTGTTCTAATTCTATAGTAATCTTTTCGTTCTTCAACGCTTATTACTGTGGCATATATAGAATTAGTTGTGCCAAAGCCTCCGGCGGTATTAGTAACTGAAACATGAGAACCTATAGCTACTGGACCAGTAGATGCATACTGACTTTTTGATATTCTAATTTCATTGCCGTAGTAAACATATCTATCATACACTGTTAAATCTACATTTGTAGTTGGAATTGCAGTAGCAGTTGCAGTTACAGCAGCTTGCCCTGTACTCCATACAACAGAACCACCTGCGGCAACTTGAGCAAAGCTAGGCTGTCCACCTTGTGCTAGTGAACTAAGTCCCGACCAACCAACGTCACTTGGATTGAGAGGATAGTTTTGCGGGTTAAGAATACCTTCAACAACAATACCACCATTAATTGGATTATTTGAACCATCGTAACCATCTGATGTAACTTCAAGTCCTTGTAGTAGCAACTGCGCACGATTTAGTAGTTCACGTTCGCCTAAGTCTCCAATAACAGCATTTGAAACACTAGGTGCTAGTCGTATCATGAATGCTGTTTGTCTTGTTTGTGTAATTTCAATGTTTGGTTCGTTGTATGAGAAAATATAACCGCGGTCTTCATCAAATCCACCATCTGTTAGGAACGCACTACCCCAGTGACTAATTAGCGGAGTAATTGTACTACTAATTAAAATAACACCTGTTTTTGCAGTGTGTGGACTTGCTGCTCCTGCAAAATAAGTACGTTCAGCACCAGCTTGGAAGTTTGTCAAACTGCTTCCTCTACTTAAACCAGTAAGTGTATTTCCTGAACGTCCAGTAAATCTCATAATTTCGTTGTCAACATATATTGTACCATATGTTGGGAAGAAACTTCCGTCAACAAGTTCTAGTGTTGTTTGCGAGTTATCAATACCTACTGCAAGTTTGCCTGGAGGTCCTTCGTTTGTTACTTCATAACGCACAGGCAAGTTACCTGAACGCATAAACGCTTCTGTGTTAATGTTTGAGTTACGCATTCTATGACAGAATACGAAGTTACCATCACTACCACGTAGCATATAATCAATAAAGCCAGCACCATACCAACTAAATTGAATACCGATCATTTGCATTTTAGCAATGTCAATGTCGTATCCGCTTGGACCGTTACCGTCTAGTGTATCTAAATTAAAATCTTCTTGTTTAACTTTTTTATCTACAACTAAGTTTATTTTAGCACCAGAAATGTTGTTAACTCCTCTAAAGTCAGGAGCAACAGTCATTGTAGATTGACTATCAACGTGTGTTACAACATGTGTCATACCTCTAATAATAATTCTATCGCCTGCTGTTAATTGATCTCTAAATCGTGTATTTGTCCCTGTTACTAGGTTACTATCACTATCGATTGCAATTGTTCCGGCTATTTGCTGTGTACCTGTACGCTGTACAACACTTATGTTTGTACCATCAAACTCCCAAAAAATACCGTTTTGGTCATCAAAAATGCCTGATCGAACAGTAGCACCGTGCCAGTTAACAACACTCATTTGAGAACCAAAGCCAATATCTGCTTCTTGAATATATGCTCCAACGATGTCTTCAATTGCTCCGGTATTTCTTCTAGATTTTGCTTCAGCAAACATTAATGCTATACGATCTGTAATTGCTTGTGAAGAACCATTACCGCTGTTTAGATAATTTTGTACTTCGGTTATATCATCAATTGTAAAAGAACCACTTTGATTTACATCTCCCCAAACATATCCGTCTTGCGCAGTTTCTTGGAAGAAAGCATGAAAATCATTTGTATTATCGCCTGCTTGTGCTTCTTGCATTGCAACAATAAACGGACAAGTTGACGGAGTAGGTGTAAGAACAAGTTCTGTTGTATCTCCTAAGCGCCTTTGAGCCTGTATTCTAAATGTTCTTTCATCGATAACTTCTGATACAGCGTAATCAAACCACGGTGGAGTGCTATTAC